TAAGGTATATATTAAATACAAATAGGTATTGCAATGATTCTGTAAAAGTTATAATATACTTGTTCATTAACAAAAGGAGCAATACTAATGCCTATAACAAGAGAGCTAAGAATGCCTGAATCAACCATCTTAGAAGCTCAAGATGAGCTGTTTTACGAACTAATTAGCACTGGGTCTGTTTGGATTAACCGACACGAAACCACCATTTTTGAACTTCTTGAGAATGTCATGGATGAGGATAAAGATAATATTATTAACATGCTACTTGTGGCTGGTGAGGCTAAAGAAACTGCTGTTGAAGTATTATGGTCTGCATTCAAATCTGAGTTTGATGAGGAAGAAATTGAAAAGCATTTAATATATGACGGGGAGTCAGTCTAATGTCTGCAAAAGATAAACCAGTAAGTAAAGCAATGAATAAGAACTTCTCAGACAACTTTGATCGAATATTTAATAGCCCTCCTATTGGAGAGGATACTAGGCCAAAAGATCGAATCAAGCGCGGCCTTTCTAGCGCGTGTGTTGAAGAAGATTGGCCTGTTGGTGGTAAAGTTGAGAGCTAGCAACAACCCCAAAGCTGTAATGTGGTCTGCCGAAGAACTTGACAAGCTAATAGCGCTGCGAACACTAAACATGAGTTATCCTAAATGTGGATCGGCGCTAAACAGGTCTGCAAATTCCTGTGGCAGCGCCGTATATACCAACAACCTTTACGACAAGATTAATAAATTAAGAACAAGAATGATAAAAGAGGCAATAAAATGAGCATTGTATTTAAACCAAAAGTACCAAAATCCTTTAGCTTTGGAAGTGGTAAGCGTGAAATAATAAACCCTAAACCAAAGCCATTTAATAAACCTAATCCTTGGTCTGATTTAGATATTGAAAGGCTAATTAGTCTACGGTCTTTGAATGTGCCTTTAAAAGACTGCACAATGTCGATAAAACATAGCTATACCTCCTGTTGCGAGATGGCTAACAGAAAAGATATTCTGAATAAAATTCAAGTGAAGAGAGATATATTAATCAGGCAGGCGATAAAATGAAAATTGAACCTAAATTTACAGACGAATTTGGTGATATTGCCACGCTAAATAGTGACAAGATTGAACCAACATTTAACATGAATGAGCTAGAATCCAGCCCTATCAATCCCAGCCATTACAAGTCCCACCCCAGTGGTATTGAGTGTATTCAAATCACTGAGCATATGAGCTTTAATTTGGGTAACTGCTTGAAGTATATTTGGAGGGCTGATTTAAAACATGACGATGGCGGTGCTGAAGACCTAAACAAAGCTTTATGGTATATTAAGCGCGAATTAATTAGGAAGCAAAAAAGTGACACTTAAAGAAAAGCTGGCTAGGTCAAAAGAAGTATCTCGAATTAAGACCGAGATTGACAATTATGAACAAGCTATAAAAGAAGGCAAAAACGAAGTATTCAATAACTATAACACGCAGCGAATAGTATTACTTACCAAAGAACTAGAATCTATTTAGGAGCGCTCAATTGTGAGCAGTCCTCTTACTTGTTCTTGATAGCATTAGCGGCGTTAACTCCAAAGCTAGCACTGACAATTGCAGCCCATGATGTGGTGATAGGTAAAAACAATCCTGTCATCATATCGGCAGCTTGAGTGGCACCAACTATATCACCTATACCAAAAGCCACCATGAAGCTCAAACCTACCATAGCGATCAAATAAAACCCATAAGCCAGACAAGCAAATCGGGATAGATCGCGTCTCATTAATCCATTCGGATCTAAAGTCTTAATCATTAAAGCTTTAGCTTCTGCTGACTCCATATCAGTCTCTATAAACTCAGATGCTATCTTTTCAACTGAGTTAACGATTCCACCACCTAATAAGCTTGAAACCCATCCCATACTAACCTCCTAACTCAAAGTGAGGCATATCTGAAAAGGACTTAAAGTGACCACCCCATTTAAGCTTGATACCTAACTGGCTGGCAGCCTGTAACATCGCTGCTGCAACCATAGCCAAATGCTCAGTGTTATATGACGCTTTGCCATCAACATAGGCAAAAACATCCGCTGCTCGCCCTGTCTGGTGCTTTGACCTATTTACACGCCCGTCACATTTGCTCAACCCTGCTGTAAAGAGTTTAGCTTGTTCAGCTTCTACTCTATAGCCGCCAGTTGAAGGGATGCCAAAATCAACTTTAGTAATTTCTATAGCTAACTCAATCACGCCTATAAGTTCATCATCAACGCCTATTAGGTTTTCTATAGACTTTTTGCCTAAACTAAACACATTAACCCCTTAACATAAACGCAAGACCTGTTACCAAGGCCGCAATCAAAACCCTTATAAACCACTCATTGGCACCGCTAGCTTTAACAACAACCGCCAGCTTAACGGCATGTTCATCAATGGTTTCGCTGTGCCTGTTTAACCTAGAATCTTGGGTTGTGTTGTGCATCAATAAACCATCCATCTTTGTATCTATCTCAACCAGCTTTATCATGGCGTCTGATAGTTTGTCGATCTTTGCTTCCAACCTGTTTAAGTCTTTTGATTCCATGATGTTTATTTCTAGTGTCTATTTAAAAACATTGTATCATAAAGTTAATTGATTAATGTTTACTTTGTGCCGCTGCTGCTCGCCATGTATCTTGTCGTATACAACGGCACTCATTGTACGCTTTGCACCATAGCCAGAATCACTATGCCAAGCATCTCCCGCTGGCAAGGCTTGGAATGTTTCGCAAAGCATACCGCCGATTTCTGTAGCAGTATGATGGTGTACGTGTCCCATTAAAAAGTGCTTATGCTCACACTGGCCCCATTCCTTAGACAAAGATCTAGCAACATATTCAAACCCCCTTTGAGGTTTCATCCTATCTCCATGATGAGTCACAAGAAGGTTTGAACCATAAGTTATGTGCTGAAACTTATGTGCGTTATCCAGTACCTCGACGCGAGGCTCATTTTCATAGAAGGCTTTAAGCATTACATTCATACAGCGAGATGTTGAACTGTTATGGTTGCCCCTAACTTGCATTAAAATTACCTTATTATGAGCAGTTAGAAGTAAATCTATAGATCGCCTGTAAACACGCACTTGAGCAGCTACAGAGTCCCCATAGTCGCCATCCATGTCCATGTGGTTTTGGCCTGAGCTGGTGGTGTTATTCAGATTATCTGAGTGACCAAAATCTCCTAAATCCAGCATAAGACCTACTTCAGAGCCTCCACTAGATTTAATTAGCTTTTCAATTGCACCAACAGTCACACGCTCTGCTATCTCTAAATCCCAGTCAGAATCACCATTTCGCTCTTTAGTTACCTTCATGCCTATGTGAGCATCGCCAATAACGTATGCTGTAAGAGCCTGTGGCATGTCTGTAAGCTGTTTAGATGGCAAGCTCTGATACTTGGGTAGGTCTTCTTTTAAAGCCTCCACAAACGATTCTAGGGCTTCTTCTTGACTCTGCTTCTTTAGATCTGATTTAACCCACTGTCTAATAGGTGATCCATTTTCATCATAAAAGGTTGATACACCTTTAACTACGTGAGTAGATGGAACTGGGTGATTCATGTCGTGGGATGGCGACCAGCCACGCATAGAAGCATTCTCTTTAACGCGTTTGAGTGAGCGCTCTAAGGTTCTTATATTTAGGCCCAAGTCTTTAGCTGCGCTTGCTTGAGTGCCATTCTTTATTAACGCGTCGATGATTTCACACTGGCGCTGTGTTGCAAATTCCTTTAGTGACTCTAAATCCACTTTAATAACCCCCCATTACTATTCAAGATATTTTTCTAGGTATCAAACTTCATCAACGCGCCACTCTAGCTTGGTCACGGTTTCCTTGTACTGATCCATTGGTTAATCCCCGTAAGTTGTGCCTGACTCAGGCTGCTTCATTAATACAGCAGGAAGTATAAGAACTTCAGTGGCTAAGGGGGTAAACTCCCAACCCCAATCAAGTCCGACCTCCTCTGTGGCTGGTACAATCCATTCAAAGTTTGTCATGTTCCTACATACTCATCATAAGGGAAGCCATCCCAACCCCAAGGAGTCCGATAGCACATACCATCTTTATCATCAAGCATACGTGTTCCACCCATAGCTAGTATAAACTTAACCATGTTGTCACCACGGGGGTGAAGGATGATGCGCTGGATGCCTGTAGGCTTCATGAGTTCTTCTACCACTGAATTACTTGGAGGAGCATAAGCCCACGACAAGGAGCCAGAAGCATCGGGGCCAAAGAAGCTTAATACAACATCGAAAGTTCCATACTCATCAACGTACCCACTCTGAACCATCAACAATGAATCAGTGCCTACTTCTCGTAGTTCAAATACAGCTGATGAATCCAGCATATCGTTTAGCCTGTCTTTCAAAATGTTTTTAAGGCTGAACCCTTTATATAGACCATCTTGTACATCATCTATCCCTAGATTACCCCCAAGGATGTAGGGTTCACTAGAAGCATACAGCCTATCAAAGTCACTGTCAGATATTTCTGTTATTAATCTTGAATACATCATGTAATCACCACTGTTACTGTTGAACCGACGGGCATTTGGTTATTACCAGCGGCCTTACTCCACTCCCACCTTGTACGATATGGGCCTATTGGTTCGTCGAATCCTTGACGGTAATCCGAAAAGAAACCTGAGCTATCTATAACTGCTGCGCTTTGTTGGCCTGAGCTGGTGTTATTGGTATAGTAAGTTGTGGAGCCTATCTTAATACTGCTAAATAGGTTCCGTGAATGTATGCCCTCTATCGCAATAGAAATAACACTGTGGTTTTTATAATTGCCAGTCGTAAATTGTTGGTTAATTATATTAACGATGGCATGACCTTTAAAATATGGAGCTGGTGATGGTAAGGGTAAATCGGAAGAAACGATTATACCGTAAGTATTACCTATACCTGTGTAATTAACACCCGCATTAGTTTTACTATCAGGGATGCTTCTATAACCAACAGCGAAGGTATAAGAAGCACCACCTTCCCATATTGAGGAACCATTAAGGTTTATCTTATTTACAGTAGACCCATTAAAGTTAACAGCTCCTACATTACCTAAAGCAATTGATTGACTCATATTGCCTCCTTATGTAGTGATGTTCAGGGTAGTACCTGACATTGAGAATGTTGCACCTACTGGGCCTTGAGAACCTGTATTACCAGTGTTTCCTTTAGCACCAGCAGATCCAGTTGGCCCTCTAGCACCTGTTGGGCCTGCTGCACCATTAGAGCCAGCAGATCCAGTTGGCCCTCTAGCACCTGTTGGGCCAGTAGCCCCATTACTTCCATTGGTACCAGCAGTACCTGTGTTGCCTGTTGGGCCTCTAGCACCAGTTGCACCAGTAATACTAATACCTATTGGGCCTGTAGCTCCTTGATCACCTTTAGCACCTGTAGCTCCTTGTGAACCTGTAGAACCTGATGGGCCTCTAGCACCAGTTGCTCCAGTAACACTGTTACCTTGTGGGCCAGTAGCACCCGTATTACCAGTTGGCCCTCTAGCACCAGTTGATCCATTACTTCCATTAGAACCTGCTGCACCAGTGTTTCCTGTTGGGCCTCTAGCGCCAGTTGATCCAGTTGCTCCAGTAACACTGTTACCTTGTGGGCCTTGAGAGCCAGTAGCGCCAGTGTTACCCTTAATTCCCTGAGCACCTGTAGCTCCATTACTTCCAGTAGGGCCAGTAGGGCCAGTTAAGCCTCTAGCACCAATTACACTAGCACCAACAGGGCCAGTTGCTCCAGTAGCTCCAGTTACGCTAGCGCCTGTGTTGCCAGCATCTCCTTTAAGACCTTGTGGGCCAGTATCACCTACATCACCCTTTGCTCCGTTAGAGCCAACAACACCTTTAGCACCAGTTAATCCTGTTCCACCTTGTGGGCCTGTAGCTCCTTGAGAACCAGTATTACCAGTGTTTCCTTTAGCACCTACAGCACCATTAGATCCTGCTGGGCCAGTATTACCAATTGGCCCTTGAGATCCAGTAACACCGTTAGATCCTGCTGGGCCTACAGCACCAGTAGCACCAGTAGCACCAGTGTTACCTATGTCCCCTTTAAGCTGTGTACGTACAGCAACAGGTAGAGATATTACGTTGCTGAGATCGTTCTTGGCAGCAGAGGTAGCCATCTTATCTGACTTAATGTTACCGTCTGACCCCATTAAGTCTGCAAACATCCTTGACTTACTTTTGCTCATGTTAATTCCTCTGCTGATATTTCAAGCCATGCTAAAGATGGCTCATTCCATTCCCATGAACCTTCAGGTCTTGGTGTAGGGGCTTCCCATAAACAAGTTTCTGTATCTAAAGACCAACTAGGGTACGGTTGCTGTGTATAAAAAGCATCTAACTTTTCATCATAAACATCCCCAATACCTGCAAAGTTCATGCGGAGTGGTGAGCCACCAAGTATATGAACACCTCCAAATGTATTATAAGAGGTTTGTATCCAATGCCCCGCTGAACTATCTTTGAATGAATTAAAGAACTCAGGCTCTGCTACAATAATATTTACGACTACATCATTTACTACTTTTGCGTAATGACTCATGAATTATTCTCCTATTAGTAGCTTAAAGCGGTTGATGAGGTAAAAATGTGGTACGTGTAACCACCTGAAGAGTATACAGCTCCACCAGTAAGAACCTGAACACCACTATATCTAATGGCACATACGCCACTACCTCCAGTTCCTCCATTTCTTGGAGCACCATTATAACTAGAGCCACCACCGCCACCGCCACCACCAGTGTTTATGGCAGCTGAATTGGCTGTGGTACTATCTTTACCTCTTCCTAAACCACCGCCACCAGAGCCTCCTGCCACATTACCTGTGTTCAATGTACCACCACCACCAGATCCACCACCACCACGAGTGGCACCATCGACCCATGTTAGACCATCTCCACCATGTCGATGACCATCGCTGTTGCCTGTTTCTGCGGCTCCACCGCCACCACCACCTGTACGGCTTGCCGAACTACCGCCTGAAAAGCCTTGCCCAGCAGTACCTGCACCGCCACCACCACCTGAGTCGCCACCCTTACCACCGCCAGAGCCACCAGAACCCGCTGATCCAGTTTGATCTCCACCACCATAACCCCCACCTATAGCTGTAGCGCCATAAAAAGTGGAATCAGCGCCACTAGATCCGTTTGCTGATGTAGCACCTCCGCTACCTCCTGCACCTATAACAATGCCAAGTGTCTGACCACTCTTGATTTCTGCAATTCCTGTTACATATCCACCAGCACCCGCACCACCACCAGCACCACCAGAGGGGTGTGCCTCAGCGCCACCACCACCGCCACCGCCACCAATTAAAAGATACTGCAACTGTAGTGGGCCTGAATCCCAATTTGATCCCGTATAAACTTCTACTACACCCAATGAAGTATTAAACCTAAACTGACCACTATTGGGAGATGAAGGTCTTTGTGCTGTAGTACCTGAAGGTAAGTCAAAGTAACCAGTAGAACTAGAAGCAGTGTCATAATCAGCACCCCCAGCAGCAGCAGAAGTTTGTATTGTATTATCAGGAAATTTAACCCCTGTGCTTATTAATGTTACTGGCATTTTATAATCTCCTTGAGTTCATCTATCTGAGTCTGTTGTTCCTTGATGGCTTCGATGAGTAGAGGCACTATACGTGAGTAGTCTACAGTTAAGTAGTCTTCACCAGATTTCGATGTGATCTCTCCACTGAACTCATCTGTCTCCATATCTATAGGGGCTAAAGACACTGCCTCTGGTAATACAGCTTGTATTTGTTGAGCCGAGATACCTACTTGTTGTTTGGTGTTACTGTAACCAAGACTTCTGGCTAAGTCGTTCTCAATATAGGTGAAACCATTGAGTGACTTGACCTTATCAAGAGCGTTCTCTATGTTACCTGTACTGGTTTTTAGACGCATATCAGAGTAGTACGCCGTGATACTGCCACTTGATGCTATGGTATTGGCCACATATAAACTTTTACCGCCATAAGTTCTAACCCAAGTAGAGTCAACCATATGTATACCACCACCGTAGGTAGCATTGTACCAACCTGCGTCACTTACTGTACGCATCCATGTATCATTGCCGTTGAACACGGTATGCCCATCCAACTGGAAAGAACCATTCACTCTGACGTTGCCCGTAACCGTACCACCAGTTTTAAGTAGGTAGGCGCTACCTTGTTGACCATCCAACAAGTCAGCATCTAAGCCAGACCCAGATCCGTCATTCCCCGCGTGCCATACGGCACTACCTCCAATTTCAAGCCCGCCGCCTATGACATTAAGCACGTTAGCACTCTCACAATCTAACCTAATATCGTAATCAGCATTTGAATTAGTTGTTTTAAAGTCGGTATACCTTCCTAATTCAATTCTACCATCAGCAGCTATTCTTGGTATTTTACCAACTACATTCGACCATCCAGTACCAACATAGTTGTTTACATTACTCTCAAGGACAAATGCGCTAGCGTGCTGCCCATCTAATAGATCAGCATCTAAACCAGAACCTGAACCGTCAACAGTCTTAATTGCATCTCGCATCTGAGTTGCTGTGTAAGTAGTATTAGGCCAAGACCTGTCATAAGCGGCTTTAACAGCAGCTGAGTTAGCAGCTACAGTTGTGCTGGTAGAGCTAGTGCTTGAGCTTAACTCTGTCTGATGTATGACAGAGGCAGGTAATACGTAATTATTGTAAGTACCTGCGATCTGGTTTCTGGTATCGCGTGGGTGTGCCGTAGAACTAGCCGCATGGTCAAATGCCCAGTCAGAGCTTATGCTCTCGCTAGTTTGCCCGTTAACAGGAGTATTATCAATACCACGCCAAGTGTTGGTGTCAGTGTCCAGCAAGTCAGACATATCAATAGTGAACGTGCTTGAGTCGTCACGCGTGAACGTAGCAATACCAGTTGCACCAGCTAATGAGCCACTTACAAGTCGAGCGAGGTTTGTGTCATCAACATACGCAGTCAAATCAATATTGGTAGTTGTTCCAGTCTCGTCAGTATAAGAAAGAGTCTTTGTAGAACCATTATGACTAATGGATGTAGTGGTTTCAGTATCAGTAAATACTGCTCCACTTGGTACGTTAGTCAACACCTGACCATCATCTACCTTGTCATCAAGGACATCTTGTAGCCCAGTGATAACAGAGATAGCGTGGTTAGTTGGATGCGTATAAACAGTATTATTATCAGTAAACAAAGCACCAGAAGGAACGTTAGTTAATACTTGAGAATCGTCAACTTTAGCAGCCAATAAAGAATCTGCTGCTGTCTTAGTATAATGATCAGCTAAAGCAAAGGTACCAAAGGCTTGAATGTAAACTACGTCAGATACTGAAGCACCTACATCTAATACAATGTTTGCACCATCTGTTGCTGTGTAGTCTGTAATAGCCAATAGGATACCGTTAAGATATACATCAAGATAGCCAGCATCGTATGGAGTAGTAAAAGTGGTTTGACCTGCTGTAGAAATAAACTCAACTGAATTTTCTACACCGTTAATTCTAGTGGTTGCTATATTTGCGTGTTCAGCAGTCCAAGTTTGGATCACGTATGCTTCAACATCAAAAGAAGAAGCTGTAGACGATTCTTGACCACGGGTTACGCCAGTTATAGTCCAATATGAACCATTATCTGTACGCCCAGTGTAAGTCACAACTTCAATCTTAGTTGGTGAACTTAAACTATCCATGAATGTAAGGGTGCCACTTGTTGGCGGGTTATTGAAAGGCGCAGTAGCCTTTAAAACCTGTATGCTAGTCGTGGTAGCATTAAAAGCAGAATGAATAGTTGTCTTTACATTGTTAACAAAACTCATATTTCCACCACGGCTAATTTAAAATCAAATTCTTTGGTTCTGCCGCCGTTTGTAACAACGGTAGCGCTTACTTTGTATTCTACACCATCAACCCCACCACTGATCCAAACTTTTGGAGTGTTTGTATTTTCTTGGGTAATTACAATATTTAGACCTGCTGGTGAAGAATAAGCAGTTGAAGAAACGACATTATCTCCCTCAACTAGCCATTTAGTTAGGTTGATGCTGTAATCTAGTACATCCAATGGCTGTTGGCTAAAGATTTTCATTAAGCTGCCTTTTTAAGTTGGACTTGAATAACTCTGTCATCAAGCTTTATATGTATTGTGCGGAAGTTCTTTGCGTTTATTTCCCTAAGCCATGATGGTGGCGTTAATCTACGATGTGTTGGGGATAATAAATGATCGTTAATCAGGAAGAAGCTAGGGGCCACTTCTGCGGTCATCTGTAAGTCAGCGTTTAAATCTACAACTCTTATGCCATATCCTGATACATCAGAAGATACAGTTACTGAGCCATTGCCAAACGTAGTACGTGTTGAATCAGCTAATACGTTAGCAGACGAAGAAACTTTACCATCTAATAATGTGGTTCTAAATACAGATGAATCTACAGACGATAAAACATCCACTGATCCGCTAGTGTAAGCTATCTTGTTAGCGTAACCCTGAGTTCCTACCGAAACATCAACAAACGCTTTCATACCCGCCAAGCGAGTAGGCTTTCCAGTAATGTGGGAAGCGCCAGCTATTTGTCCAGTTGCTACCCTATAAGCAAAGCCAGTTGAACTGACTGTAGCAGTGCTGAAGGAAGCTGCGTCAATATATGCAGTCACCTTAGCTTGTGCTAACGCCTCAGTATTAACAGATACAGCCGCACGAACATACGCCCGCTTAAATCCAGAAGTTACCGTAGCTCCGTAAACAGAGACAGCGCCTGTGAAAAATGCTGTAGTTATAACTGTTGCGTCAATACTTCCGCTAGAGCTAATGTCACCAGAAGCACTTGCGATTGTATAAACCTGCGAACCAACCGAAGCAGATCCAGATATACTTGACGTTAGGAATACATTCCTTATGCCAGTAGATAGGACGCTTGCGGATGCCACTACACTTGCGGATGAGACAGCAAATGAATAGCCGTCTGCATTAACTAAGCCTGTGGCGCTAATAGTTGGTGCGCTATACGCATCACGGTAAACCGTAGAACTAACGCTAGCATTAACTACTATATCTGCATCGACATAGCTTTCTGAATAACCTTGAGCACTAATAGAGGAATTAGACTCGATAGATGCTGAGACATTCGCCTCGACATATACAGAGCTTTCAACACTACCATTAACAGATACAGCAGCCGTAGGATAGTTTATTAAGTAACCATAGGCACTCGCAGAAGCTTCCACAGAAACTGTAGCAGTTATAAAGGCTCTATTAAGTCCAGAAGTTACTGTAGCGCCATATACATCCACGGCAGCATTTATGTAACTTTCTGAGTAGCCCTGAGCAGTAGCAAAGGCTGAACCAACAATAGCAGCGCCAGATTCAGCGGTAGAGTAACTACTAGAAGTTACCTGACCACTGACTGACACTTGAGCTGTCGGTTGTAATACCCTTATTCCTACTGCCTGAGCTACAGAGGTGCCATTGACTGACCCCTCTATTTCTAGCTTTCTATGACCAACTGCACTAACAGTACACGCACCACTAATCGACGCGTCTAAATAGACTATCGAAAGTTGTGGATAACCACCAATCGCGTAACTGTTGAGTTGGTCAAAGTTCATGCTAGCTTAATGTAACCGAGATACCACCAGAAGCAACAGACATAACATCGTCTACGGTTAGCGTTTTAGCTAAGTCAAGAGGCGTATGGTAAAGCAAGTTGCCCGTAGAAGCAGCATCATAGATACCGATATGGGTAATAGTTACGTTAGCGCCAACTACTGCTGGGAATGTAATAGTGCCACTAGAAGCCACAGTGCCATTGGAAATAGTTCCAAAGGCCATAGTTTGGCGAACATAGTTAGTCCAGTTACACTCAGTGCCACCACCAGAATCGGTAGGATCAGAGCTAAATAAAGCTAAGTATGGAGTAGCTACGTTATAAGCAGCACCGCCTTTTAGCGTGATTTCTAGAAACTTATCTTCTAGATGATTTGATAATTCAGACATTTTAAAATTCCTTCGTTAAAGTTGGTTTATGATACCATGTTTTACAATAGTGTTATTGGGTAATTTTGCGGGTTGAAATAAGCAGCGCCCGCTGATCCACCTGACCCTCCAGCAGATCTAAAGCTACCTGTTCCCCATGCGCCGTTACCTCCAGCAACACCTCTATTTCCTCCAGCAGCGCCCGCTGATCCTCGCCCTTCCGAGTGAGAAGAACCAGCACCACCAGAGCCTCCAGTCCATGAAGCTTGAGCGCCCGCTGATCCAGTTCTACCCTGAGATCCTGAACCCTTTGGCCCGCCTAAACCATATATGGCACCACCGCCACCACCACCGCCACCAGCGTAATAATTAGAGTAGCTGGGAAATCCTGACCCCCCACCGCCTGATCCACCGCCACCAGCACCGCCACCACCGCCCAAGATTAAGCCAGATGATGTTTGAATACTTACAGCGTGTTCTACATACAAAGCGTCTCCACCATCTTCGCCGTCACCACCAGCAGCTCCAGCATTAGCGCCTGATCCAGATAATCCACCCCTTCCACCAGCGCCACCCATTCCAGCTATATTGCCGTAACACTCAATAGTTAAAGTGCCACCATAACTTGTACCAGTTCTTAAAGCATATTGGCTGATAGAGCTTGCAATTATATTAGCTGATACTGGAATTATAACCCTTACATTGTGAGTCTTATCTAATCCCAAAGTATCTAGGTCAACATTGGTATGTTCGCCAGAAGAAAAAGTATAAATATATTCATATTCATATGTAGTCTGCCAAATACCAGAAACCTTTGCATAAGCCCTAATTACTGGCTTCCAATTACCACCGACCTTTACGTGGGGTTTAGCTTTTTGCCAAGCGCCTCCAGCCTTTACTTTAATACTCAAACCAAATATCCCCATCTGAACTACTGGTGGGCTGAGTTGCTTTTATGTGAATTGAAGCAACTGTATTAGTGCCATTAAGTATGGTGTGTATTGTATTATGCGCCGCAACTTTAGCCGCTGCCGCTGCCTGAACCATCGCTGTGGTAGCAATCTTTGTACTGTTGTCAGAAGCTGTAGGCGTTGTAGATCTTGGATTGCCAGTAAGAACTGGGCTGGCTAGTGTGGCAAGACCCATGTTTGGCGCATCTAAACTACCCATTAAAACCCAAGCACTGTTTGCTCCGTTACGCCTTTTAAGAGTATTTGATGTTGTATCTGCCCAGTATTGATATGAAAAAGTTACAGATGGTGGGCTTGCTCCTGAATGATTTGTAACCAAAGCATTTAAAACCAAGTTAATATCCGACCTTACACCAGCGCCTGAAGCGTTAGCAATATCTATATCATGTTGAGCCATTAAAATATCTCCTTGCCATAGCTTGTGGCAGTCCAGTTGATCGTTTTTGAAATGCCAGTATTGGTATTATCAAAGCATTGTACATTGAAACCAGAGCGGCTAGTGCTTGTTATCCTGAAATAATCACCAGTGTTAGCATCTTGCATAGTTACCCCGACAGCAGGTGTAGCATGAAACGCATGAGCAAAAGAAATACCAGATCCGTTTACTGCTGTAATTACATTAAAATCTCTTTCAGTTCTATCAGGCATATCAACAGTAACTGTTAACGCTGTGATGCTTATATTGTAGTTTGCATCATCGTTATTTACCACTACGCGGAACTGATAGCCTCTAGCAAAATAATCACCAACCAAAAAAGGCGACCAATCAGACCAAGTAGGTGAAAATGATGGATCTTCTACTGTTGTTCGCATCTCCAAAGTAGCTGATAGCTTATCAGAAGGCTCACCATCAAAGTTTTCCCAACCATCAATATTACTTGTTCTGCTGTCAAATAAATCAGTAGCTATAGCTGTGGAGCTGCTTAGGTTTGCTGTAACTCTACTCGTGTAAGTTCCACCAAGGTCTACATCGTTAGCAAAGTAATACATACCAGAACTTTCAATTACACCAGAAGATATTTCATCAAGTTGAAGGACGTTATTAACTACAGACATATCAGTTTTAGAACCAGCATATAACGGGTGCTCAGTTACAGTTGTGACGGCATTAAAATCAACTATGTTTGGCACATTTGTTATAGCTTGGTTGGAATTTACACTAAATCTTCCACCCTCATCTACAGCTTTCGCCATGTATGTTCCTGCAAGCATTGGCAGAACTATGTGGGTTTGAGTGCCTGCAATCGCCTCACCAATGTCCTGCCCATCCTGCCAAGTTGCGCCAGTTAAAACATTACTATGTCTAATACGAATATAGCCGCCATTAATAACGTCTAAATCTGTAACTCTTGACCATGACAAATGAGCCTGACCATCTAAAGCTCTAACCGAGAAACCAGATATATCAGATGGTGACGCAGTCAAGCCAGCTATGTTTTGGTTCTGAAAATTAGCCCACTGAGACTTAACGCCAAGTGAGTTAACAGATCTTACCCTAAAATCATAAGTGCCAACTTTTATATCATCAACTCTGATAGATGTATTACTTGTATTAGCCACTGCAATAAAATCAGAATCAGAGCTAAGTTTATAAGATGCCTCGTAACTATCAACAAAAGCGTCATTAGGAGCAGACCAGTTGAATATGGCCCTAGACTGAGTGCCTTTTGAGTTCACTGTAACGTACAATTCTTCTGTAATCCCAACTGGTGTTGGTGGCGTTACAAAAAAAGGATTCGGCAGGTTGGTATCTGGCACGTTATCCACTTCTGTTTTAGCAGACCACGGGTAAATGCTATCTTGATGCTCTTTTAATTCAACACTCACAGTGCCATCCATGCGCAAAGATAAAGCAATAACCCTAAATGGTTTTGCAACAAATGCAGGGGTTGAGTGACTAACATCTACAATATCACCAACAGCAACATTTAAAGCTTCACTTGTTCCAGTTAATTGACAAACTAAACCGTTACGCGAAGTCTTTAAAGCTATTTCTGCAATATCTTGCGCCATGTAGATATCGGTAACAGTGTCTAAATTAATACCTAACTCTAATTCTGTTCCACCATCTTCACTTAAATATTGAGCTTCTTCCGCACTACCTGCTGGTGGATACTCTATCTGATCGCTCTGCCAGTTGTTTAGCGGATTTGTAAATGTTGCAATAACTCGGTTATATCTATTCTTTTTGGTTTCGCTTTGAATTGATAAGCCGCCAATAATGTTTGACTCATCAAAACTGAATGTGCCTGACCCTGCGTCCTCAACTATTAAGCCATATTGACCATTAGCCCAAGTCATCATGCCACGCATACCTGATAGCAAAACCTTAACATTGTTTAATATCTCATTATCTGTATCTATCTCAGCATTGCATTCAAAAATCTTCTGCTGTGCCGCACCTGCGTATGGAAGGACTAAAGCATTACACTTATCTGCCGCCACTACTATTTGAGTATCATTAATAAAACTTGCAGCTAATCCTTTACCGTACCTTGTGTTAGTTAAGTAATCACGGTAAATCCAAGCAGGGTTTGTGCTGTATTCTGTTGTTGAACCTGTCCAGATCTTTCGACCCTGAACCACGGCTTGAATATTTGGCATACCTGTAAAAGCGTCAGAACTCCATTTAAGCCTGACTGCAAGATAAGCAGTGCCTTTGAGCTGGTGGTTTGGCGTCCAGCCAATATTGGCATCTATAAAAGTTTGATCTGCTGACTGAACATCAGTGCCAACATACTTAGTAATATTAACCAAGCCATTAAACTTGCTGTCTGTGGACAATATGTCATCAATGTAAATATCGCCAATGCTATTTACCTCACCCTCGCACAATGCAAGGATGATATATAAGTAGGTGTTTGAGGAATCGCCATTAGATACAAATACACGCGTACCGCTTACTTTTCGCTCTCCATAGATTATTGGTATAGCGGCAACGTTGCTTTGCTTGTTAACCTTTGTTCCAGCTTCACGCCGAGGTGCTGATGCAGCTACGCTTGCACTAACTAACCAGCTAGCAACAACAGAAGCTATTAAACTTATCCAGAACCCCATTACGATCTACCCCATTTAATATCTTTTACGGTGTTGGCTGCAAACTCAAAACCTTTATCGCCAGCAAAGTGGATCTGCTGACCATTATGATTTGTACGCCTGCCAGATTTCTTTTTAAAATCCGACCAGTGGGATGCTACTGATAAATTGACGCTGCTGGTTTTCATATCGTTTATCTATTGATCTTTTATTGAAAAGCCATCAATGCGCCCATTATACAATGATATTGGTTCGCCAATGATTTCGCCTAATGAATTTAGTATAACTCGATCTATAATAACCTGTCGGTCTATATAGTTTTCACTTAGTAATATAGCAATAAAGGCTTGTTGAACACCAGATAATTCAACTGTAAACGTGCCTAGCTGGGCATCTGAGGTTTCATTAACTTGAGATAGACCTAAAAGATAGCTACTTGATTCGTAATTATTTCCACCATGCGATATATCATGTGCGTAATCAGTCAGGTAAACAGTTTGTGAGAAATCAATACTTACAATGTGAGCCATATTAAAAGAATCTTTGGATAGCTCTGTAATGACATCAGCGTGAATACCTCGACTCATGATAATGCCTCTACGAAATCAACCTCATATTTGAAGAACATCCCAGAACTTACCTGATAACTTTGTATGTCATTTGCTAGGCGTACAGTGAACGGCACGTTGTTATATACAACCTGCTCAGAACCAACAGCCTCAACTAATGCTGGAGTAATTGCCATTAAGCCATCACCAGAACGGTCAGCCGTTAACATATATACTTTATCATGACCCGCAAACTTAACTACGTCACCAACCTTTAAAGACCCTGCAAGGCCCGTTACCGCAACTGATGTTACGCCTCTGCTAGCGCCTGAAGTGGTTACAGATCCGCTCGCTGTGCCGCTGGTGTTGCTTATCTCAGTTGGAACTACTGTGAATACTCCGTGACGCCCATTCTGCGCCACAGTGAAAGCAAATACAGGGTTAAACTGATCCCTTATCATTGGGGCGTAGGATGCTGTAAAAGACCACTTCTGCCCCCCGATCTTTCTGCTTTGCATACGACCATTAACCGCCTCAGAAAATAAGGTAGGGTTACTGGAGCTTAGGTTTATTGCATTAAATGCTGGTATTGTTGGGTAGCTCATACAAGTGATTCCCTGCCGTTTTCGTTAAGCGCTTGGTTCATTAATCCCAGCAGTGTGCCACGACTGCGAGTTAATAAATCATCGAAGCCACTTGCATCATTAGTTGTTACGTTAATGGTGACGTTGCCGCCGCCTCCCAGCTTATCGTTTGGAACAACACTAGAAGCAGATGATGGAACCACCAGCTCTGGCCCTCGCTCGCCTACGATATAAGGGCTACCAGCAGCCATTGGGCCACCTTTTTCACGGAATTGAGTTCCTCTGATCGCTTGAACTTGAGCCATTCCGCTAGCCAACGCTAAAGCACTAGCTCCAAGGTTAACTGGGAAAGGTAGTTTAAGTGCGCTAGACACAGCTTCAAAAGTATTAACAAGTGCATTTTTTAATGCCATTTTCTTGTTGATTTCAAAAGCTGTTTTGTTATGTTTTGCAAGTATCCCAAGAGCTTCTTTGCCAGATTCCATAGCCATTTTGTTTTTGGTTCCGTCAGATAAGCCTCGCAATGTTTGCCTGTCATGCTCGCCCTTTTTAACTATTTCAGTAAGCGCATTTTGTGCCGTAACTTCTGCGGCAGCTCTTAGTTCTGCTGCTCTAAATTCATTCACTTGACCCACTTCTTGAAGCAAAGAAATCTCAAGTATTCTTTCTTGTTGAGCGCGTAAAATTGCCTGAGTTTCTGTTTCAAAAGCTTCTGGGTCAAAACCACCAAGTTTAAACGGTTGAGATTTGCTTTTCGTTTCTTCTACCGCTGCTATTGTGCCTACTGTGCCATTTGCTGCACCTACTGTAGTATCACCAATTTTAATGGAGTTAAGTGCGTCTTTAGCCGCTTGAGCAGCTTTCTTGCTTTCACCAAGGTGGCTAACAAGACCGCCTATTTTAAAAATAGCAGAATCAATACCATCTGCATTAAATGCAATAAGCTCTATTTGTTCTTCACCACCAAGGGCTTTTGTTAGCTTGTTGAATAATTTTATTACCCCGTTAGCAAAATTATACGAACCTTCAAGAACGTCACGAAAGCTAGTTAATATCTGTTCTGAAGCAAGAAGAACCGATTCTGAGATTTGGATTGCCAACAAAGCAGGGCCGCCCGCTTTATCAACTTTAAGCTGGAACCAAGCCATTAGGCTGTTTGTAATTGTCTCAATTAAAGGCGATAACTCGGCAACAGCCCTATGAAATACATTTGTTACATAGTTGCCTAACTTAGTCATTGCGTCGTTTGCTTTCTCAACGCCTTTTACTAAATTACCACTAAGCCTTAAACCTAAACGCTCAGCTTCTTGCTCCATTTCCTTCAAAGCCGCACTACCACCCTTTAGAGTGTTAACTAATGCAACACCTTCTGTGTCAAATAAGCTCATAGCCAAACGAACCTTTTCACCTTGACCTGCAACGCCTTCCATTGCGTCTGCGATAGCTCGGAACTGTTCATCTGGTGATAGGTCATTTAATGATTTTGCACTTAATCCTAGCTCAAGCAGTGCGTTTTTAGCAGCTCCAGTACCATTAGCAGCTTCAGACACGCGCCTAACCATGCGCTGTAAACCCATGTCCAAGGTGTTGGTAGCCACGCCTGTGAGTTCTGCTGCGTATCGTAGGCCACCAAGCTCCGCTGTATTAATGCCGATCTTATCAGCCATCTTGCCTAGAGCGTCTGTAGCGTCCATTGACTTTTTAACTAAGAAGCCAAAGCCAGCAATACCTACTGCAACTAATGCGGATTGCATAGAAAAGGCGGCTTTCTTGATAGCGTTTAAGCCAACAGTAACCGCCCTAAATGATTTCTTTGTCTTATCGACCGCCTTAATTACTATGTTGACGTTTTCATCTGCCATTTTTCATCTCCAAGTAGGCGGCCCACAAGATAATTTCATCTGTGGATAAGACCATAATTTCCTCCAACGTTTTGTGAAGGTGCTCCGCCAAAACCATAGCGAAGCGCAGATCATGGTCTTGCTTTAGTTTTTTGTTGCGTCTTCCATGTCGGCATCATCACCGCCCATTTCAGATACAACTCGGCTAATAACTTCTGGGTCAATGCTTCGCATCATTTCAGTTAAGTTAGCTCGCTTAAATAGTTTGGTTCCGTTTTCGTCCATTGCCCTCAGAATAAAGGTCATTGCAACTGCTTCGGCTTGTTTGTTTTCAGAGTGTAGCTTTAACACTTCGCCCTGATCTTTGAAATTCATTGATGGCTTATAGTAAATGATAGTCGCTTCACCATTCACAACCCATTCAGGCACTTCTGAGCTTTGCAACTTGCCGCTCATCCGATCCCTAAACTGTACTTTTGCTGCTTCTAAAATTGCACTCATAATAATTCCCCGTTATTAAACCCCCGTTAAAATCCATTGGCAAGCCACGGGGAGGGACGATTCGGTTTTACCCTAGCCAATGAAACTATTTAAACTACAGTCCAAACTAAAGCGCCAGACCCTTGGAAGCTAAAGCTTACTTCTACCATGCCGTCGATAGATGTAGAAACACCGATCTCAGTAACAATAACGTTACCGCTAGCATAAGTTCCAGCATCGCCTTCAGGATAGAAGCTGATAGCAATCTCAGCGCCTGCTGAAATAGCTGTTTGACCTGCATCATTCTCATCCCAGAACGCATCACAAGAACCAGAAAAGCTAGTTTGACCTGCTTTATAAGTTTTTGCAGAATCACCTAATACAGTGTCCTCAATGGTTCCAGCCGTTTCTTGAACGGAATATGTACGCAACTCACCTAGTGTGGTTGTGCCGATCTTTACTAGGCCAGATTGGCCTGTATGGTTAGCCATTATTCGGCCTCCTTAGTGGTTACTTTCTTTGGTTTTTTGACTGGAGCTGAACAACTCCACCCACGGTTAATCATGGTTTGCATTTGAGAAGCATGGTAATTTGCCTTCTCTTTGCCTCGGTACATAATCATTAAGATTCGCCCTTGTTATAAACATACTTAACAGACACTTCAACATTAACTCCGCCAACTGGTTCTATAGAGCCTTCGTCGCTGCCTACTGATAAAACTTGCGTATCTAAAGCAAAGCCGCCTCTTGTGCGGTCTAAATCCAATGCTTCTTCAATCGCTTCTATGAGCTCATTTCTGGCAGTGTCTAACTTGATGCTTTTAACAAAGCCAATAATCCTATAGTTAATGGTTCCCATACGCCTAACAGATAAACCCATTGAAATATCTTCACGCAATTCCTCACCTGATTGAACCCAAGCTGATGGGAACTGAGCATTTGATAGTCGTTCATAGTCGAACGGGTCACGCGTTACCTTTTTAAGTATTACGCCATTATCCATATCAGCCAAAGTTGTGACCAAGTTATCTGCAATGCTTTCTCGTAAACTCATTTAAATAGCGCCCGTTTAAATCTCTTAGCAATGGCATCTTGCTCAGTGCTAGTAATACCCATGAATGGCCTCTTAACGCCATTCTGTTTAGCCTTTTCGCGTTCTGATGCTCTACTAAAAGATATTACAGCTTCACGATGATCTGCCTTAACTACACCTAAATCAGCAAGCATCTTTCCTGTTAAGAATAAATTAACCTTTGGGCTAGAACCTTGCCTTTTGCTTTTAAATTCCATGTACTTATCTGAGTACATCTTAAAATTGCCGTACAAGCCTTTGCCTTGAGCTGTTCGAGTCTTTACATCTCTCACTTGACCCAATGCTGCTATAGTTAAAGCTCTTTTCACTTTCTTTGGTTTTAATGACGCAGATTTAAGCGCTTTTAATACGCCCTCCATATTAACAGAGGTGGTAATCTTCATTACCGCTGCAACCTACCAAAGTGAACTGCTGCTGAATCTTCTACAGAGATAACGCCGTCATCATCCGCATCATATTCAACACCATCTAAAAATATATCCTGAATCTCATCTTCATACATTCCCTTATAAAAGGTAATCATCGCTTTAAATCTGTCTTCAGTAGTCCACGTTGCCAGCTGTGGCAAAGCATACTTCCAAAGAACCAGATAAGCGGCTGCTGTGGTAAATTGAGATTCAGAGATCAGGGCAGTATCTAGTTCCCCAGATATGCCCCTATTAGGCCACCAATCGCGTCTCAACCTGCGTACAATGTCAGCCTTAGCTTTAGGGTGCTCACTGATAAAAGAAGTGATCCCCAAGCTCAGTATATCGGGCTGGATTGCGGTTAAATCGGTATCAACGCTCATGGCCATAATGACTACTCCTTACAAAGAAGCGTCAAAAGTTAAGCTCTGACCGTAAGCATCAACCAGCTCACCAACACCATAAGATGCAGTAGCGTTAAGCTCCCAACCGCGCATTGAAGCGTCACGTTGTGGCTCGATGTTGATATCCCACTTAACTGCCAAGCCTAAAGCGGATGGAGTAAACAAAGCACCAATTGCATCGCCAGAACCATCAATCGCAATGTTTGCAGACTCATAGATATTGATGCCAGCGATAGTACCAACGTAACCAGATCGCATAGCTTCGTTCTGAAGATCAGCGCCATTTGGGTTAGCAAATGCGTTGGTTAGGTTAGACTTCATTTGGTAAGCTTGGTAAGGGTGGATAACGGCAGAAGGAGTTCCCACTGCGTTGTTAGCACGTAATACAGCGGCTGCTTTAAAGAAGTCAGCAACAGTGATCTCTTGAGCGGCTGCGCCTTGGCCTGCGCTGAAGCCAGCGAACAAAGCGATTAGGTCTTGATCCATCTTCTTAGCAACTGCTTCACCTAAGATGCGGCCTAAGTCACCAGCAACATCGCCCATCGCAGTTTTAGCTGCCATGTCAGTTAGCAAGGCTTGAACGCCAGCTTCTGAAACAGTGATTGATTTGCTAGTAGTTGAAACGGCTGTGCTAGACATATCAGTGCCTTCAGTCAAAGCTGATGCTACTGATTCGCCATATACAGGAACTTGAACGACTTTGCCTTGCTCACCAGAAATGTCAAAAGTTGTAACTAGGTTACGAACCATTGAAGTCTCTTGAGATACGAAAATCGCTTCTTTAATGATATTACTAAACAGATCGTCTAGTGTAGAGGTAGTTGTTGCTGCCATGTTGATCACCTTACAAAATTAATATATGCAAAGTGACCAGTATGGATACACCTTGCCTTAGTTGGGTTTAATATAGCCGCCAGTAACTCTACCACGACCGATATTTTTACGGTGTTCGGAATATTCCGATCCACTCATTTCACCCACTGATTTAGGCTTCAGTGTATTGCCACCTACATTACCCACGCTGCCAGCTCCACCTTGTGAGGCTTTGACAAAATGCGGGTTAGTAGTAAGGAACTCATTAACTAATGAAGATACAGTTAATAACGAACCATCATCACTATACCGAATCGCTCCTTTGTCGTCAAGCACCTCCGCATTACCGTCCTCTGAGAGACGTATATTGTTTCGTAGTAGGCTAGACACCTGTGAAGGCTGAACGGCTTGTAGAGAGCTTGCTGCACGCAATAGCTCGCCATCTACAGCAGTAGTTGTAACCTGACCACGTAAACGTTTAATTTCAGCATCTTTTGTATCAGCCATCTTCTTCATAGCTGCATCAAAGTCACCCGCTTGCTTTTGCCGTTCAAGCTCGCTGGCCTCCTGATCTTGCTGCCACTTGCCATAGGCTTCAAGGTCAACGCCTTCGTACTTTTTATCATACTTCTTGCGTTCACGGCCCAAGCGTTCTGCTACGATCTTGTCGACATCCGCTTGGCTAAGTCCTGCTTCTACTACTGTTTCTGCTGCTGTTTCTTCGGTCATAATATTCCCCGTCACTTATTAACATAAAATTAGCTGATGGCACGATGGTTACATCAGTTATTAATCAACTACTGCCACCCAACTATGCCTGCAATTATAGCCACCCCTGACAATGAATGGGTCGCCTGCTGATTTACCCTTCCAATCGTTATTGGCCCACTCATCCCTAATTTCTTGAGTAGTCATTATTTTGCCAGCATGTTTTCTGCACCAATCACGCGTATCCAATATGCTGTCTCCGTAATATTCCCACCTGTCTATCCCCACATCGTTACCTATGCTTACTGTGACTAAGGCACTAAACTGCATCAAAGAATCATGAGCATAAGTTGTTGCATATCGCCTCAAGTTGTTGCCAACCTTATCGCGGGCATATATTGTATGGAGCTTTTCTATAGCTTTATTAACTTCTTCAACTTTAGTTGCATCATCTTTATACTCTTCAATAAAGGATACCAATGTTTGGGCATCATCATCATTAGACTGAATGTAAACGCCGTTAATGGCATGGCGTATAGACTTAACGCTCTCATTAACTGAACGTCCTGTAAGAGTGCTTTGATAGACTTCACGGGCCATAACTTCTAAGTGAGTGCTTGCTACATCCTCAAAGCCACTAAAGGCTAACTGCTTTAGCTGATTGATTGCATCTAACTGGGTGGTTGGTAACACGCCATCTTCCAATACACCCTGATACAATCCAATTAATGTTGCCGTTGCTTGGTCGTAACTTCGGACAACTTCATCCGCTGTGGTTAAGAATGAATCAATAACCGACTGTTGCAGCTCTTGCCTTGCAAAAACAGCGGATTGAATATCGTACAGCTTGCCATTCTTAACTGGTAAGTTACTAACAATCTCAGCAGCCTTTTCTTCAAGGTCAAACAAAGCATTACTGATCAACTCATCGTGTAACGCTTCTAGCCTGTCTATATTCTGGCTATGCTGGGCTGGTGTCATTACACAACAGCCGCATCAGTCACAAACTGCCCTAACTGCTTACTGTTTGACTCAATCTCTTTGGTAGCCATCACCAAATCTTCATCAGCCAGCACAAGCTCACAGATAGCTTTATCAACGCCTTGAACAAATGTCTTACTTGCCACACCACTAGCCCTAGCCTGTTGTAAGAATGTTAGCTCGGTTGCGTAGTCTCGTAGATCAAAACTATCAGGGTAATCAACTTCAACATCATTTGTAACTTGCTGCCATTTGCAAAATAGATCCCAGATTTGTTCTTCCGCTAACTCAAGTAAGTCTGCCTTTTCAGATAGCTTGGCATTGAGTAGCTGAAACTCACTTTGTAAGGCAACGCCTGACATTGTTAATGCTTCACTTCCACGCACTGCGCCCATGTGAGACATACGATTAATTGATTGGGTCTTTTCTTTAATAGACTCCATTATCGAGTTCAAGCTAGCAGCACTAGGCTGAAGCAAGAACGGTTTAAACGATTCATCATCCTCCACTGTAATCACACTACCAGCGCCAGCACTTGCATCTGTAGCGGCAGATTTAACTAAACTAGGGTGGTTGCTAATGCGGATAATCTGTTCTATCTCAGACAATTCGTTGTAGATGGCTTTCTGCATATTGGCTACATCGCCAATGCTAGATATGCCAATGCCTTTAACTGGTGAGCGCTGACCATACAGTGCAACCGCTGGAATAGAACCTAAGTTGTTTGGCATCTCTTCCAAAAGGGTTACTGTATCGCCATCTGTTTTATAAGTGGCAATTGTCTCAGGAGTCCATTCACGGATGATAGTTAGATCTTTGGTTTGCATCTCGCGCACTTTAAAGTAAGTGAGAATGAAGCGACCACTAGCAGAGCGCTCATAAGTCCAATCAAGCACGTTTTCTGGCGTTATTAAAGTTAGGTATGGGCGTATCTCTTGATCTAACTCTTCAGCGCGTGTTGCTACGTTAGATTGAGGCTTATCGACCATCATCCAACAGTGCCCGTAAACATCCGACCAAGTCTGAGCATCACGCATAAACGCATTAAAAGACCGCCCATCTAAATCTGCATCTTCAAGCATTGCTTGAGCTGATTGATCTTTGTCTAATAAGCCAAGGTTGCGTGTAGGAGGTATGCGCCAAATAAAGGAGCTGTAGATACTTACCACGTTCTTGCAATGGTTATCTAAAGGAGTGATGCTAATACGCTTATCATACTCTTTCTCATCCTCTTGAATGTACTTCAAAAGGTAGCTACCATCTTGGTAATTTGAGCCACCAAGAAAGGAGCGTAAGTGGAACTCCCAATTATTCTGGTTTGCTTGATATTGTTCGTGAGTGCTTACCAGTTCTTCATGCTTCATTTAAGTCCACCTTTGGGGTCGAGTTGTAACTCTATCAAATTTAATTGGGAATTGACGTACCACTAGATAGCCACAAGCGTCTGCCATATGGTCAAAGCCTGCCGCTTTATCTGGTTCCCCGTTGGCGTTGTATGCTTGTTGCTCAAGACATAAAGCGATGTTTGGGCACTTGTCAATGTTAACGTAGTATATCCTATTTCCTTGTGGGTCGCACAAAGCTCTGTTAAAAGCTGCAACCCTATCTCTCACCCTGCCATTGCTCTTAGGAGCGTTAAC